GTCAGCCATGATCCCTCCTCGCCTTGGTTACGGAGATGAACAGCCCGCGGGGATCGTTGCCGGGCTCACTGAACGGCTCGCCGCCGCGGGCGACCGCCGCGCAGGCGTGGCAGCGCAGCGGTTCGGTGGTGTATCCGCCCTCGTTGTCAGGGCTCATCGACTCGCTGCGCGGTTGGCCGCAGGCGCACAGGTCCGCCTCATAGGCCAGCAGGGCCAGCGCCCAGTCGCGGTCGTCGTCCGACCAGCCCAGGAACACGCTGCGCGGCACCGACCAGGCCCGCGCCGCTTGGATCTCGCGCCGCAGCTCTACGGACTGGTGGAGGCGGCGCGTGAGATAGGGACGCGGGTCTCACCGACCTGCGCCGACCATGCCGCCGTCCACAGCTCGCTGCGCTGCCGCTGGTTCAGTACCTCGTCCAGCGCCGCGAACTGCTCCGGCGTCACCTCAGGCTCGATGCAGCACGCCGCGATCAGCGCCGGCGGCAGCGTGTCGGCGTTCCAGGCCTCGTCGGCGCTGCGTGCCGGATGCGCGGCCAGCAGATCCGAGTACGCCGCCTTGCCCAGCGCCCGGAACCGGAACGTCGCCTCGTTCTCCCGCATCAGGTCGTGCACCTCGGCCAGCTCTGAGGACAGCGCCGCGCGCGGATCGGATTCGGCGAGCGAGCTCGGCGCGAACTTGGACCCGAGGGCGTCCAGCTCTGCCTGGAGCCGGTCGGCGTCGGCCGCCAGGTCCCCGGCCAGGCACAGCCGCACCTCGGTCTCGCGGAGCCGCGCCGAGGCCAGGACGTCGGCGATGCCGCGGCGAGCGGGCTTCTTCGTGTTGCTCACGCGATGACCGCGCCCTTGTCCGGGTCCGCGGTCATGAACATCTGGCTGGTGAACTTCTGCACCTCGTTCATCGCCGGGACGGCTTCCTGTCGCTCACCGGTCTGCACCGGGTACACCTCGAGGCCCTGGCCGGAGGCGTAGGCCGTGGTGTTGGCGAGGGTCCGGCGGACCACCAGGTAGCCGGCGGTGCGCCAGGGCAGCAGGTTGTAGACGACGTCCGTCGGGGTCTGCCGCTTGAACTCGATGTCGATCGCGAACGACCGGCGGCCGGCGGCCTGCGTGGTGAACGTCGAGGCCAGCGACGAGGTGTCCACGGCCGCGGTCGTCGGCGCGATCTTCAGGCCGGTGGGGGTGATGTAGGACTCCAGCGACGTCCCGGCGTTCAGCTCGGTGGTCGTCGGGGAGTGGATGGAGGAAATCGAGGGCACCCAGGAGACTTTGAGATTGCCATCGACGAAGAGGTCTGACATTGCCTTGTCCTTTCGGGGTCGAAGTCGCCGGTCAGCGGCGCACGGCGGCGACGGTGACCGTCGTGACGGCGGAGTACGTGATGCTGATGACGCCGGTCGAGGTGTTCACCGAGTTCGGCGACAGGGGGATGAGCTTGGTCGCCGAGGCTGCGACCGAGATCGGGGTCACGGTGGCCGGGTTCCCGGCCGGGGTGGCGCCGGGGTCGGCGACCGTCACCGTGATCGGGGATCCGCCGCCGTTGATCACTTCCAGGAAGCTGCGGTCGTCGGTGGAAGAGGCGAGAGCGACGGTGTCGCCCCCGCCGGCCGCGGACACCGTCGCGGGCGCAAGGCCGGCTGCGGTCATGGACTGGAGGGCGAGCAGGGCCATCAGGGCTCTCCTATGCGGGGGTGGATTTGATCGCGTACTGCGCCGTGGCGATCCACAGCGGAGGCTGGACGGTGTCGTCGCGCTGGACGGGCTGTGAGCCGGTCTGCCACAGCGGCCACACCGCGCGGCCGGCGACCGCGGGCGGTGTGCCGAGCAGCGCCACGCGGGCGGCGTCGGCATAGGCGAGGGCCTGCTCAGGTCCGGTGCCGACGGCGGTGACCTGGAAGTCGAGCAGCAGGTCGGCGAAGCGGTCGCCGAGGGAGCCGCTGGACTGGCCAGGGGTGCCGTGCACGACCACGCAGTTGGTGTCGCTGTCCGGGCGCGTCCCGTTGTAGGCGGCGATCGGCGTCGTCAGCGCAGCCAGGGCCGTGCCGAGCGTGGTGACGACGGCGCGGATGTGCGGTTCGGAGGCGGCCGGTGCGGTCACGGAAGGACCGCCGAGCCGCACACGTCTTCCAGCGCCGCGTAGAACCGCGGTTCCTCGGCGGCCAGGGCGCGGGCGCCGTCCAGGTGCGGCGCATTGTGGGCGGACCCGAACTCGATCAAGTTGCCCAATGCGCCCTGCGGTCTGGCCTTGTCCGGGCCGATCTCGGCCTCGAGGTGCCCGGGCTGGGCGTGAATGTCGTAGCTGATCGAGTAGGGGTAGGCGGGGGCGTGTTTCAGTCCGGAGGCGTTCGTCCGCCAGTCGGTTTTGATGTTCAGCGCGCCTTTGGCCAGGACCGCCGAGGCGGCGACGTCGAGCCGGATCCCAGCCGCGGCGAGGTCGGCCGCCAGGAGCTCGGTCCCGTCCGACATGCCGGTCACGTCACCACTTCCCCGATGACGCGCAGCGCCGTCGCGGTGGTGTCAATCTCCGGTTCGGTGATCCTCATGACCTTGCCGACCATCCACGGGTTCACGCTGGCGGTGATCGTCGCCACGTCGTGGCGGGCGACGAGCGGAGCGGTCGAGGTGAACGGCAGGTCCAGGCGGTACCGGAAAACGTTGACCTCGACGTCGGCGGCCTCTTCCTCGTTGCCCCGCCACACCACGACCCGGCAGGGTCCGGTGTAGATCGTCGTCTCGGCGGTCGTGTAGGCCTGTGTGGCCGGGTTGTAGGTCTTGGCGCCGGGGCGGGTGATGATGACGGTGTCGAGCATCAGCAGCTGGTGGCGGATCCGGCCGCGGGCCAGGTGGCCGGCGGCGGTCATCGCGGCACCACCGATCCGACTGAGTGCCCGTACCGGCGGCGCAGCGCCGCCTTGGTGCCCGGCGGCAGCTGCATGCCGGCGAAGGCGTCGGAGTAGGTCTCGGTGTAGTCGTCGACGGCGACGCTGCGGCTGCCTGTGGGGTTGGCGAACACCGAGGCGCCCAGGGTGAACACGGCAAGCCTGGCCAGCTCGAGGTTCTGGTTCCCGGGCGCCCAACCGTGGTCGTAGACGACGGTGATCAGGGAGGGCGGCGGGTAGGTGAGGTACTGATAGCCCAGCATCCGCACCGGTGGCAGGAAGACCGCGGCGAACTGCCAGCCCCAGGGGCGCCAGATCCGGTTGCCTCGCACCGTGTACTGCGTGGGGTCCAACGTGATCGGCGCGAGGTTGGCGTCCTGCATCGTCACCGAGGACACCGCGGTCACCGGACGCTGCGGCAGCGCCAGATACGGTTCGGGCTGCCCGTCCAGGACGGCGGTGTCGCCGACGACCTGGACGAGGCTCTGCCCGGTCTCGGCGATCACCAGGGCGGTGGCCGCGGCGATGAACAGGTTCGCGGTGAGTGCCGGGATGGGCTGCTGTACCCATGCGCTCAGTTCGTCGGCCGTCACCAGCTCTGTCGCCATCGCGGCCTCCGAGATCGTGAGCGGGTGGGGCTGGGCTGATGTCAGGGGGTTCGGCTGTTGGCGCCCGGCGCTACGGCGCGGTTGCGGTTCCGGCCGCGGCCTTCTTGGCGATTCCGGCCGGCGCCGGTGCGGCCGGTTTGGGCCGGTCGTCCTTCTCGACGGTGACGGCGCAGCCGGAGTCGATGAGCCATGCGGCCAGCGGGCCTTCGAGCTTCTGGCCGGCGGCCAGGGACAGGTACTGGCCATTCGGGTAGACCGACATGGCCTCGGTGACGGTGATGCGCACCATGGCGCCGCCCTTCGCGGTAGGTGGGGGCGGCGGCCGTCCGGCCGCCGCCGCGGGGCGGATCAGGTGTGCTCGATGACCACGGCGCGCTTGTACAGGGCCGGGTCGCCGGTGGTGATGTCCGAGGGGACGGCGAAGTCCCCGACCCAGGACCAGGTTCCGGCGATGATCTGCTGGAGGCGGTCCTGCGGCGGCCGGATGATCATTGCGACCTGGACGCCGTCGGCCGGGCCGATCATGGAGATGTAGGGGACGTTCTCCACGCCGGTCTCGGCCAGCAGGTCGGAGATGCCTTCGAAGGGGTTGGCCATGAGGGCTTCGGCGCCCATGAAGATCGGCCGGTGCACGAGCAGGTTGCCGGCGCTGCCGCCGTCGGTGGTGGTCGGGGTCTCGTTGTTGCGGACCCAGTCGACGTTCAGGAATGTGCCCAGACTCATGTCCCCGAACACCGCGGAGTCGCCGCGGCCCTGGTAGGCCTGTTTCCAGTCGGTGTCGGCGAACAGCTGCGCCTCGGTGGTGGGGTCGATGTGCCCGATGTAGTTGCCGTTGATCGTCGGAACATTCTCGGTGCGCAGCCGGGCCACCGCGGAGCGGACCACGGCGGCGTTCATGACGTCCGAGCCGGCCAGGTTGTAGCGGCTCGCCTTGGCGTTGGGACGCAGGGAGTACGGAGCTGCGGCCGACAGCACGTTGTCGCCGATGGCCTGGGTCACCGCGGTGCCCAGGGTCAGGGTCTTGGTGCCGGTGTTGATGGCGGTCACGGTGTTGGCGACCCCGTTGACGGTGACGGCCAGCGGCGTGCCGGCGGACACCGGGACCAGGGTGCCGTTGGACATCACGGTGGTGAACCCGGCGGTGTCGTGGATGACGCAGGTCGTCGACGCCGAGCCCTGGGCGGTGGTGACCCAGGTGTTGCCGCCGCCGTAGGCGCCGTACAGCCGGTCGCGGGACAGCCGGTTCAGGGACTGGCCGGCCTGGATGCCGAGCTTCTTGACGTTGCGGACGAACGTATCGGCCAGGGTGGCGCGGGCGGTGAGCCGGTTGGTGTCCACGGTGCCGGAGTACTGCTCGACGATTGCAGACCACTGCTCGATGCTGACGGACTGCGGGGTCGGGTCCGAGCCGGTGGTGGGGGTGGTGGTCGGCGTCAGCAGTCCGTCACGGGTGAAGGTCAGCGTGGCGCCGATGCCCTGGGAGACCGGCTCGAGGGAGGCGGTGGCCGGGAACAGGAAGTCCGGCACGAGCGCGTCGCGGAACATCCGGTCCAGAAGGCCGTTCTGCATCATCGCCTGGACGTTGGCGGGCAGCACGGCGCGCAGGTCGTGTCGGGCGAGGTCGAACCGGAACGGGCGGGGCTTGGCGAGGGTGAGGGTGGTCATTTCAGTCCTCTTCGATGGTGATGGTGACCAGGTCGGGGTGCTGCTCGGCGATGGCGTGAAGGCCCAGCAGCGCGGTCTGCGTGATCGCGGAGACGGCGGCGCAGACCCGGCCGTCCTCGGCGTGCCCCTCGTGTCCGGTGACCTCCAGGAGCGTCAGCCCGTTGCCGAGCCGAGCCCTGATGCGGATCACCGGCCGGCGCGGATGCCGAGATCGGCCATGGCGGCTTTGACGTCGTCCTTGCTGGCGTTGCGGTAGTCCACTGCCGGTGTGGTGCGCCCGCCCCCTTGGGAGGGGTCGGGCCGGGGGCCGGGCTTGGCCGGCGGAGTCGCGGCGGCCACGCGGGCGGCCAGGCGCTGCGCGGCGGCGCGCATGTCGGCCTCGGTGCCCGCGGGCAGGAACTCGGCGTCGGCCTCGGTGAGGCCGTGCTCGCCGAGGATCCGGGTGCGGGCCAGCTCGGTGCGGGCGGCCTCGGCGTCGGCGGTTGCCCTTGCGGCAGCAGCCTGCGCCTTCTCCAGCTCGGTCTTGTCGCGGTCCTCGAACTCGCGGACCTTCTCCTCGGCCGTCTTCTTCGCGGCCTCGGCATCGCGGGCGCGCCTTTTGAACTCCTCGAGCGCCTTCTGTCCGGCCGGGCCCAGCGGCGGGTCGTCGGGGTCGGCCGGATCGGCGGGATCGGGCTTGGCCGGAGCCGCGGCGGGGGCGGCCGGTACGGGTGCGGCCGGTGTGGGATTCGCCGGCGGCTGCGGGTCGTCGTGGCGGTCCAGGCGGAACCGCCAGGCGGCGGGCAGGGTGCGGGTGTGCATGGTGACTCCGTTGCGGGGTCGGCCGGCCGCCTTGCGCGGTCGGAAGTCAAAGGAGGTAGCCGTACTTGTGCAGCAGGCTGACCGCGAGGTCGCGGTCGGCGCCGGTGTCGGCGTAGATCTGCGCGGGGGTGAGCCGGATCAGCGGGGCGCCGGCCTTGGTGGTGGCGGCGATCCGGTGGTGGGCCAGGCCGCGGCGGGTCATGCCCTCGGTGGTGGTCTGCACGGTGCGGCCATACAGCTCGCGCTCGGTCAGGCCGCGGTGGGCGTTGACGACCTGGAACAGGTCGGCGCCGTCGCGGATGGCCTTGGCGTCCGCGGTCCCGAACCGGGCGTTCTGCTGGGCCGGGGTGAGGTGGTCGAAGAATGCGTGCGGGTCGGTCCGCAGGTCCGGACGGTTCTCGGCGGCCGGGATGCCGGTGCAGCCGCAGAGCGGATGCCGAAGGAACGATGCGGACGTCCGGTACCAGCGTCCTGCCAGGACGATGCAGCGGGAGCACGCGGCGCCGCCGATCATCCGGGTATAGCCGCGGACGGCGGGGGTCGCGGTCATCCCGGTCTGCAGGGCGTCGCGGCCGGCGTCGGCGACCTCGGTCTGGACCAGCCGGGCCAGCAGGTCCCCGCCTGCGGTCAGGGCGTCGGACAGGTCGGCGCCGCCGGCGATGGCGGTCTTGGCGCCGATGACCGGCAGGTAGAGCAGGCTCACCAGGGAGCGGCCGTCGGCGGCGGTGCCGGCGAACGAGGAGGCCTGGATGGTGCCGGCGGTATCGGCCGTGGCGCCCTGCGCGGCCAGGGCTGCGGTGAGGTAGGGCTGCGCGCTGGACGCGGCCAGACGCTGGGAAGCAGTCAGGGTCTTGACCATGGCCGGTCCCGCGCCGGCGGCCCAGGAGCCGGACAGGTCCGCGGGGTCCAGGAGCGCCCATGCCTCGGCGGTGCGGACGGTGGCGGCCCGGGCCACTAGCGCCTGATGGGTGCGGTAGGCGCGGGCGACGTCCTGCAGCGCGGTCACACCGCGGCGGGATCGGGTTCGGGCGCGGGCTCGGTGCCCGGCTGGGCCGGCTGCCGGGTGGTGCCGATGAGCGCGGAGAACTCCGCGCCCAGGGCGCGGTCGGCCTGGCGTTCCTGCATGGCGATCATGCGGGCGATCTGCACCTGCGTGTACTGCAGGTCTTCCCAGGCCTGCTCGGTGGGCAGCAGCCCGGCGGCGTGCAGCTTCACCGCAGCGTCGGCGGCCTGTGCCCTCGTGGGGGTCGCGGCGTCGCGCCACACGGTCTCCAGGGAGGCGGCGTTGGCCGGTTCGGCACCGTCGCGGATCAGCAGGGCCAGGCGCATCACGCGCTCCCAGGACCCGCCGAAGGCGCGCTGGCGGCGTTCGGCCCGCTTGATGAGCCGGGCCTCCGAGGCGCGGATCGCGTCGGCGCTGATCGGCTCGCCGCCGACGTAGCCCAGGAAGTGCGGCGGCAGGCCGGTCAGACCGGACACGACCCGCGCGAGGGCGTCGATGGTCTTGTGGAAGTTCTCCAGCTGGGCCTCGGCGAACTGCCCGAACTTCGTCTCGGGGTTCTCCGACAGCCACATGGCTCCGACGCGGGCGGCGAGGGTCGAGATCGTGTTCCCGTCCGGGTCGACGAAGTCCTCCTGCGTCAGGCCGGCGGCCCAGCGCCGCGGGATCGCGTGGTACTCCGCGGACACCATCATGTCCGTGGCGATCTTGCACAGGGCGTCGCTGACCGGGATGACGTCCTTGAGCTCCGAGACGCCGGAGCGGTCGCGGATCCGGGCCCGGTTGACCAGCGGCTCGACCGGCGGCTTGCCGAGGCCGTGCAGGTCCGGGGCCTGGTCGGGGTCCGGCGCCCACTTGCCCTTGGCCTTGATGTACCAGGTCGTGGCATTGGGCAGATAGAGGGTCGCGTGGTTGACGGACTCGCGGTTCGGAACGTCCTCGCTCCAGCGCTTGACGGCGGCCAGGACTTCGCGGGTGCGGGGGTCGCGCTCGGCGTAGACCTCCAGCGGCGACTCGACCGTGATCAGCGGGTTGGCCGGGTCGTTCTCGTTCGCGCCGACGATGACGAACGACCTGCGCAGCGCCAGCGCGTCGACGTGGGCGAGCTGAGACTCCTCGTCCAGGTCGTTGGCCTGCCAGATGCCCCACAACTCCGCGGAGGCCTCGGCGTCGTCGGAGTAGCGGAACCCCTCGACGTCCAGGCGTTCCTCGAGGGCGTCGACGACCAGCCGCGGCCAGTTGATGACCAGCTGGCGCAGCCGCTGGTTGAGCTCGCGCATCAGCTCCGGGGCCATGTAGGACAGGGGCTGGTTGCCCTCGTAGTACTGGTCGTGCTGCTGCAGCAGAGGCATGTCGTTGTCGTGGGCCTTGAGTAGCCGTTTGAGCCACTGGTCCGGTTCCAGACTCAGCATCCTGTCCTCACCTCCCGACGACGATCCGTCTGCGTACCTGGTTGGCGGCGCCGGCGGCGACCGCGTCCCGCCGGGCTTCCCAGGACAGGCAGCCGGCCATCGCCGCATCGATTTTGTAAGGGGACTGCCGTGCCGGCTTGCCGATGGTCCACATCGGCCGGCCGTCGTCGTCGCGGGCCCGGGCCCGGCGGCGGACGGCGTTGCCGATGTGGCGGGTCAGGACGGGGTCGCCGTCGTGGGTGATCTCGGAGGCGGTCATGGCCTGTTTGTAGGCGCGCAGCGCGAAGGCGACCTGGCGGTCCCGGTGGGTCCACCACTCGATGACGCGCTGGTCGCCGTAGCGGCCGACCCAGGCGGCGACGACGTCCTCCCAGTAGGGCGGGTCTGCGTACAGCCGCCATACCTTGAACCGGCTGAAGGTGTCGTCGACGGCGGCGTTCACCTCCCCGACCGGGACTTCCCAGCCGTCGCCTTCCGGGCCCGGGGGCTTCTCCCACATGCCGAGGACGAACTGGTGGCCGGTGGCGATCACCGTCCCGATCAGCGCGGTGGCGTCATCGAAGCGGGAGCCGTCGAAGCCTGCGACGATCGGCGTCTTGTCTTCGACGACGACGTCGGGCCGGGCGAGTTCTTTCCAGCGGTCCCGGTCGAAGGCCCGGTCGGCCGCAGCTCGTACCTGGTTCAGGTAGAAGCGGCGTGCGTCGTCGGGGTCGGTGTCCGGGTCGGCGATCTCCTCGATGAGGCGCTGCAGGTCGATCCAGAAAGAGTCGCCGTAGACGAACTGGAGGGACTTGAGCAGTGCCGCGGTGTCGGTCAGGTCGGTCTCGGGGGCCTCGCGGTGGTCGAACAAGATGCCGCGGGCTTTGGCGCCGCCGCGTCGGCAGCCCTCGATGGTGGCCTCTGCGACGGACTGCTCGCCGAGGAACGGCGCGTTCGTCGTCTCGACGCTGCTGCCGGACATCTTCGCCAGGTTCCGGCGGAGCGTCGCGGCGAGCTTCACGCCGCCGTTGGTCGGCGTCCACAGATGTGTCTCGTCCAGGACTGCGAAGGTGATGCGCTGTCCCTCGCGGCTGCCACTGCTCGACGTCACGGGCTCGCAGCGTCCGCCGCCGGGCAGGTAGATCCGCGTGATCCCGACGTCCAGGCCCGGCACCTGCTCGACGAGCGTGCCGTCCTGCGCCATCTGGTAGAGCGAGGACCAGGTGTTGTCGGTGGAGTCCTCCGACACCGATGCGATCTGGACCCACGGAGTTGCCCGCGGCCTGCCGACCGGCTCGCCGGCGGCATCGAAGCCGTCCGGCACGACCGGGCCGGCCAGTTCGGCCAGCGAATGGCCGCCCTCGAACGGGGACTTGCCCCAGCCCTTCGGGCGGACCAGGACGCCGCGGCGGTAGACCCGGCGGCAGGTGACCGGGTCCAGGCGGTAGAAGCGGACCAGGAAGCTGACCATCTCGTCGGTCAGCTTGAGCGGGGCGCCCTGGCTCTCACCGTCCGGGACGGTGAGCGAGTCCTCGATCCACTCGACGACACCCCAGCCCAGGGACGGGAACTCGCCGGGATAGTCAGGCTCCCGCCACGGCATCGGGAGTCCATCCGGCCGGCAGGACCGACAGGTCGACGTCGCCCTCGAACAGCAGGATCGAGCCGAGCTGCAGCTCTTCCTTGAGCTGCGTCAGGGCAGCCGAGAAGCTGACGGCCCAGTCGTCGTCACCGATGCCGAGATTGGCCAGGATGAGAGTGTCGCCTGGCTCGAGCTTCACGATCTGCGCCATCAGCCGGCCTTCGCCGGGTCGTCGACGACGCGCATCCGGTTGCGGGCGGCCGGGGCCGTCTTGGCGGCGCGTGCCTCCGCCAGCTCGTCCGGGGCGATCTCCCAGCGCAGCCGCAGCATCGACACCGGCGTAAGGCCGAGCCGGTCCTCGAGCTGGCGGACCTCAGGGGCGACGGTGACGATGCCCATCTCGGCCGTGCACAGCAGGACGACGTAGCGGGCGACGATCCGGGCAGTGCCGGCGCCCATCCGCTCCCAGGCCGCGGCCTGCGGGGTGGCCCACAGCTGGTCCCAGATCCCGGCGGCGTGGTCGGGAAGGATCCGCAGCGGCCAGTCGGGCGACGGGCCCTGGCGG